TACCATCTGGGTTTACGACTGTAGTTATTCCCGCAGCGGTACCGCCTTTTGCTCCGGTCATATCAAGCAGGTTGTTTTTGCACGCTGTCACCTTCACCTCATACTTACCGGTTTCCGGGTTCAGTACCCCCACATTCTGCAATGGCACTTCTAGCTCCGGCGCCGGCACCCCATCCTGCACCGTCATCCCCGGTACATCCAGCCGCCGGTATCCCTTGCCTTCCACCGCGTCATCCAGTGTAATCCAGCTTCCCTCCGCCTCCCGGATGATAGCGCTTGCCGTGGTACGCTGGAGCTGTGCGGTGTTATCCCGGTTGGTATGTATCTGAGTGCGGTCTGCGGTTATCTCTGCCGCGGCTGTCTGGACATTTTTTACCTGGGTGGTGCCCTCCGCCTGGATGCGGGATACCTGGGTGTCTCCGGCCTCATTTACACGCTGTGTCTGAGTCTGGCCGGCATTGTTTACGTCAGCGGTTGCTTGCTGTGCGGTCAACGTAAAATCGTTCTTTATCTTCTCCGTGTCCTGCGCTGATTTATTTGCCGCTGCCGCCTCTGCCTTTGCCTCATTCAGCGTTTTGATTGCATCCTGGGCCAGTTCCTCAAACATTCCTTCCAGTACCGTTGATTCATTTTCACTGGGTATTCCGTCACCGCTGGCGCTCTCATAAACATAAAGGTTAAAAGTGAATGAAGAAACTATATCATCACCGTTTTTAAACTCTATAACACATATAGCACCACCAGGTTCTGCAAGCATCTGATTCGTCAAAGACACGAATACAGCCTTATCTACTATGCGGCAATAATTGTACGCAACCTTTTTTGACGGCTTAACCACCCATACGCGTGCTGATACACCTTCTGGTATTTCCCAGTCAATTACTGTACACTCTATTTCCCTGCCAGTGTCTCCCTGCATTGCATAAACGATAGGAGTGATTCTTTTATGCAGGACACTAATTTCAATCTTTTTTACCGCTTTCATGCCTTGCCTCCTTCTCTGCGTGGTATAATGCAGCATATTGCAGCATTTTTAAGTCTTTCACATCAGATAATACCCGTTCTAAGATGATGCACATATCTGCCGGAGATATATTAAATGACTGCATATACCTGAGCACTTCCGCTTTCATAGTGTCAGATACCTTATCAATTACCATGCACAACGGCATTTGTACTTCTTCTGTTTTTCTTATCTTATCCTTGTTTTCTCTATTTCCACATTCAGGATTTCTTTTTCTTCCTTCGTCAGTTGTTCGTATGGCTTCTTCCATAAGGTTCCATCCTCCCTGTATATTTCATATCCCTGGTCAATTTTTGCTTCTATATCTTTTGGGTTTACATATGACCACGTATCTAATTCCGGATTCCTGATCTGATACATTGCACACCTCCTAACTTAAATTCGTTACCATTATCCCGTTTAGATAAGTAAGAGTGGTGATCCACTGCTTACCACTCGAATCTTGTGTAATGACCTTTATTGTACCGGACCCGCCTTCATATGCCTTCCAGGGGTCTGTGTCTACGATCACAAGCTTTTGTGATAATAATTGCAGTACGCCATAGCTTTGTATGGCAAGCGCGTTCTCACTTCCTGACCTGGAACCGGCTATATAACCAATAGTTGCATCATTTCCAGATGCGGTTGACCGGTATGAAAAATTTACCTCTCCCGATGCCATGCCGCACCCCAATTTGCTTGTCGGATTATATGTCCCTATATAACCTGTAGTTTTCATGAAGGCAATGGGAACATTGGATCCACTTACTTTTTTCTCGACAGAGATTACATTGTCAAACGTTCCAAAGCTGGTATTGAACATGATCCGGTAATCTCCTTTTGAGTTTGTCAGTGTCATGCCCTGCTTATCCCATATACCAATGTCATTGTCGTTTGCATCCTTTAGCTTGAACGTTCCATACTGATTGTTCAGTCCGCCTAATATCAGCTCACCAGACCGAATAAAAGAGGCATTAATATAGATTTCTCCGTCTTTCGCGAAAAGCCCCTGGATTTTTCCGTTATTCGTCAGCATATTGAATGTTTCTTCCCAATTGAGTGTGAGCGGGTCACGCCCAACGGGAATATGTATAACCTGCAACCGGTGTATATATCCCTCTTCGTCTACATCACTCCAAAGTTCACAACGTATCTCCGTATATTCATCCAGGCCGCTTGTCTGTATGTCTACCGTGCTTTCCGTTGTGCCTGATGTCGTCTTATATATTGTTGTCGTGGATTCTCCGTCATTATATACACCGTACACCTGTATTTTCCCTTTATATGCCCCGCGGGATGGGGGAGTGCCATTCGTTTGTTTAAAAGCACTCAAAGTAAAAGCAGATGGATAGATATACCCATCTGCGCGGCTTATTTCAAGGTGGTTTATATTGGATTCTAAGAAGTAGAATGCGGATTCTGTATATTTACTGGCCTTCCTCCAATCTGAAGCTACAAAACTGCCTGTATCCCTTGTTACAGAGGATATCATGATGTCACCAGCATCACCCTGCACCCATAAATCACATATACTATAAGGTGGGACAGGTTGGTTTATAAAAACTTTGCACTTAGCTTTGGCCAGCTCTGCCGCGGCCTCCGCCTTCCCATTTCTAAGCTCTTCCCAGGCAGTTCCAGACCAGCGTTTTGTTGTCTCATCATCAGTGTTATACCAAATATCACCTATATGCTGTTGTTTTTGTATGTCCTGTTCCCATGCCGCTGAAGGGTCTGTTGACTGGCTATAGCTTTCTATCTTTCCGTCAATCTGCTGATATAAGTCATCTCCCAGGGCTTCAACCGCTTCTTCCACTTGCTTTGCATAAGAATCATCTGTGTAATTGTCTTTTTTTCTCCAATCGGACACCATGAACTCTCCTGTTACCCGTGCATTAATGCATACTTTGATATCAGTTCCAGTAATCCATAAATCCCCTATATTGTAAGGTGGTGAAGGCTGGTCAATATAAACTTGTGCCTTACCATCTATTTTGTCAAATACCTCATCGGGAGGCGCTGTTTTCATCAGCTCCCAGACGGTCCCTGTGTAGATGTAAGCCTTCTGGTCCGTGGTTTTATACCACAGGTCCCCTTTATGCTCCGCTTTCTCTGCCTGGGTCCATCCTGCCGCCGGGTCATCGGCCTGCCGCCAAGTTTCTGCTTTCTTATCGGCCTGTGTCTTTAGTGCGTCAATGGCATTTTTGTAGTCACCTGATATAAAGGCATTTAGTGCTGCATCATCGGTATACGCATTTAATTTGCGCCAGTCGGATGATTGACACGCCCCGGTTTGCCGGCTTACAGTACAGGTCAGTATGTCCCTGCCGTCCATCCAAGTATCCCCAACGTCATACGGGGTAATCGGCTGCACTGTAAATATCCTGCGTTTACTATCTGCTGTATCCTGTGCTTTTGCTGCGTTTGCAAGCGCTTTCGTAACATCAGTGTCCTGTACGAGCTGCCATTTCCAAGTAGTCCCATCCTTGAAAAATCGGTATGCATAGCCTTTCGTTTTCCAATAAAACAGATCCCCCTCGTGCTTCACACGGTCTGCTTCAGTTGTCCACTCTGATGCGGGAATATTATTCAGTTCCGGCTCGTAATCATAATAGAAGGTCTCTATCTGCCCATCTATCTGTTTCTGTAGGCTGTCAATATTGCCAGATACAATATTCGTAAAATCTGATAGCTGTTTATCTGCATACGCCTGCGCCAACTTCTGCGCTTCGTCTGCTACTCCTTTTGCAATGTCTTCTACTGTTTCCCCGTCTACAGTAAAAGATTCCATTGTCATCCGAAACTCACCTGTATCAAGATTCCAATAGTTCCGGCCTGTCTTGTCAGACAGTAGACCGGTTATGATCGCATCTGCAACGACTCCCTTAGCTGTAATTGCGGTCCGCCAGTTCCAATCTCTACCGTCTTCGGTACGCTCCGTGGCGATCTGCAATCCCTGGCTGCCGAATATCATACAGCCGTATAACTCTGATTCTGGGTCCAGATCGGATATCTCAAAGGCTCTTCCGTTTACTTTCTTTGCAACTGTACTCTGCAGCCGCAGTTGAGTATATACGCCGTCCAGGATGCCCCGTACCATCCCTGCCATTACCGTTTTTGACTTGTTATCGAGGACAGCTTCAATTGCCTTCTGCAGCTCAAAATCAGAGTCAAAAGCACTTTTTTGATAGTCCCCAAGAACAATCTCTAAATTTCTTTTATCAATACAATCGTATTTGATTGATATAGCCCTCGCATTTGTCTCTATCCCAAGTTCTCTATGCTTACAATGTACTGTGTCTCCTAATCCTACTTTTTCCAGGACTTCATACCCCTTATATTCCTCTGTACCTTCCAGAGATACCATATTCACATCATAAGAGATTTTTGGCAGGTCTATGCCTTGTGCAAACTGCTCATTGCATCTTGAAACTAATTTGCGTCGCAATTCATCCAGCGTCAGACACCCTTCTTCGTCTTCACTCGCATCTTCTATCATCTTTACATCATCAAAGGAGAGTTCTTTTGTGTATACCTTTGCGTATTTATTGATACGCGGAGAATCTACCCACGGCGAATCTCCTTCGAGTGTATACCCGTTGTATGCAACTGGGATGATCCTGGTGACAACCTCACTCATATCTATATGTTCTTCTATTCCTTCCAGGTTATATCCGAACTCCGCCCGGGCACCATAATCTCCGCCGACACGCTGATTTATGATCACTCGGTAATTGTCATAGAGGATTTCCCCGCCCCACCGGTTTACAAAAGACTGATCAATGTCTCCATTGATTGCCTCCATAAGATTTTTTCGCACATAATATGCCGTGGATCCAGTGGTTATATCTGATGTCCCGCTATATCTACTTTTAGCACACATGATATCAAGTGCTTGCTGACCGTTCTTGCCAGTTGGTCTCACATCAATCAATATATGGTCATCCTTTGAATCAAAGAAAATAGGAAGAGCGTATGCCGTAACAGAATCATCATCCTTTTGTGTCTCATAAATGCGGAAAAGCTGTCTTTCCCCCATTGGCGTAGGAGCGGAGATCACAGCTTCTCTTACAATTGTTTTAAATTTTCCGTCTTCGTCTATCGGATGCTCCAATTCAAGATGCCATTCATCGTTGAGTACCATTTCGCATTCGCAGGAGATCGGCTCCAGTACCATATCCCCGTTATGCTCATAGTCCGTATTATCTGGTAGATATATCTGTATCATTAACGGCACCTCCAATTGGGGATTATCTTTAATTCAAATCCGTTTGTTATGGTTATGCTGTTTTTCCCTCTAAGCAAATACATGTCATCATAATCACCTGTCACAGAGGTATTCATGATCGTGTTATCAAGCCTATATGACAGCATCCTTTCCGTGTCTATGGTCAAATTCTGCCCCACATTCGCCACCATTGTCTTACCATTAACAGTAAGTGTACACACTCCTTCTCCAGTAATTTTATATACCGGATGGGACAGGAAGTATCGGTTATATAATACCTGGTCAATATCCATTTCCGTTGTCCCTTCTAATAGATATTGATAACCTGAACATATAAACTCAACCACTATCTGCCCCATTGTCCTTATAAATCTATCTGTAGATTTGATTTTAAGGTGTTTGACCTGGTAAAAGTATTCTGGGTCGTCACTCAGGACAAGCCTGCCACCTATGCCATCATACAACCATTCTTTTACGATGCGATATTGTTCCATCCATAGATCCTTTTTGGCTTTAAATCCGAAAGTGAATTTTACTGGAATATCTGGTACAGTATCTTTTCTGCGGTAAAGGGTGCCGTCCCTGCCTGGCAGTTTTATTGCATCATAATCCGGTTCCGGCGCAGGGGGCGCAGGTCTTTCTTTTACCAGCAGCCCGATTGAGTCGCTGGTTACTTCATTCAATTCCACATAAAACGTATCAATACCCCCTTGCTGCTGATTTCATCGTTGTCTTTCTTGTTGTACCGCTGTTCACGATCTGCGTAACATCTTTTTCAAATTGTCGTCTGGATGGGTACAAAGCCGTGTCCTTTGCCGCTATTTCCCTTAGATATGGTAGATACTCTTTGAACAGCTCAAATGCTTCTGCGTCACCGGAATTTCCGTATACAGCATTGGTTCCAGCAGTGCTTCTTCCTGTCAGGTTTGGCACTTCCATACTCTCCGCAATTGTGGCCCGTACATCATCCATTTTATCCTCATAACCGATTCCAAACCCTTCGGCGGTATATTCACCCAACCTTTTAAAAACTTTGGAAGGCGAATTAATGTCTAACCTGTATTCTGCCTCCGCCACTGCGTCTGCACACATTTGAGCTACCGCATTAATCACCTCAGATTCACCATCGGAGATACCGTTCGCCAGACCAATGGCTGTATTGTAACCATCCATATATAATGTCCATTCATCCAATTCGGATGCCTCGTCTATTACAGACGATACTACAGACTCAATTGCCCTCTCAACTGCGTTCTCTCTTGCAGAAATACCCGCTTCCAGACCCCTCACTGCTACATTGGCTGGTACATAAAAGTTAGCATACGTGAGCGTTTCCTCTGTTTTCGATACCATATCGTCACAAAGAGATGAGACACGAGCAAGCACTGTGGGCGAGCCATGCTCCACACCTGTTCTTATCCCATCAACTACTGTATTGCCTACATTGGTAAAATCAGCAGAGTTTAATGTGCTCTGGGCAATATTTACAATCTGTTGTGACAACATCTGTATTGCCATGACAGCCTGCAGTTCATTCCCAGTGATACCTTCTGCCAAACCGGCAGTAACAAACTGCCCTATTTCATGAAATACTTTAGATGGCGAATTTTCATCTAGTGTAGCCTTTGCTTGTACAATAGTGGCTTTACCCATTTCATCCACAGCAATCGTCCCTTGCTCAATAGCCGACCGTATACCATTACCAAATCCTGTTGACACGTCTACACCGGCCGTCGTTAAAGCTTCCGTCACTTGATCCATACCGCCATGAAGAGAGGCCGTATACTGTTCAATCATACCTTGCACACTTTGGTCAACACCAGACTTCATATCAAGGGACTGGCACCACATTTCATTCGCATATTTCAATTCGTCGTTTGACATCTGAGCAAAAGCCTGTACATAGCTTGCACCCTGTGGTCCCATTTCTGCCAGATACTGCATTATACTTTCGTCCAAAATCCTGCTGCCGTCGTCACCTGTTCGCTGCATTAACTCTGTTAAATTATTTGACCAGTTTTCGACACCATTAATTTGAGACTGCATATTCTCCAGAAGTTTTCCACTAGAAATTTCTGTCCCGGCATTAAACTCCTCAAACATGTTCATCTGGCTTTCCAGAACGTCTGATACGGTTTCCTGCATCCCCATATAGGTTTCTACAATAGTCTGGGCTGCTGTAGCATTGGCATCTGCTGCTGCTTGTTGCGCCTCTGAATTTTCATTGGCAGATTCTGTATTTTCGTCCTGTTTTGCAGTAGCTTCTTCCCAACTACTGCCAAGTTCTTTCAAACGGTCCTGTGTTTCCTTGATATCGGCCTCGATCAATTCCTGTGAAGATTTGTTTTTATCTAGTGCTTCAGAATTCTTTTCCTGTGCCTCAGTAAGGGCATCATAACTCCTCCGCTCTTCATTTTTACCATCTACCAAAGTTAACACGCTGCGGCAATTCTTTAAATACCACTCATTTTCACCCTCAAGAAGAGTTCCAAGTTCCGCCTTTATTCCTTGTTCTTCTTCCTCGAGCTTTATTGCCTCCATCTTTAGCTCAGAGCGTTTTTTTATGAGTTCAAGCGCATGTTCCTCTTCAGCTTGTAGTTCTATCTCCTTCTGCTTATTATCCAGGTATTCCTGTATAGCATCACTGTTTTTTGTCAGAGAATCCGTCTGCTCATCATAGGCAAGGTTAAGCCCCGGTACCAACTGATTTAATTCAGCAATATATTGCCTCATCACCTCAGTTTTTTCATTGTCATTTCCTTTTGTTTCAGCAAGGTTCTCAATTTTTTCCTTCAGTATCTGAGCATATTTACTCTGAGCTTCCATCTCCGCTGTATTGTTAGAATAGGATTCTACGAGATCCTGTGCAGATTCAGATACCTCATTTGCCGAATCATAAAGCTGTTGATTGCGTTCTGCCAGTAATTGGACCTCTTCTGACGCCTCTCCTGCACTTTCTGCATATATCCCTATTGCAGTCGCCGCGCCTGCTACCGCCGTTGCGATCACGGCAATAGGAGTTGCACTTACAGTAGTATTAAAAAGAGACTGGGCCACTGTAGCCAGTTTCATTGTTGCCTTAAATGTGCCAACACTGGCTATCACACCGCCTATGGCTGGTACCAGACTATCCATATTCTCTATGACCGCATCCAAGCCTTCCTCAATCGCAGGCAGGGCTTTCTCGGCGATTGGAACTCCCACCTGGGTTTGGAATTTCTTTCCCAGCTGTTGAAATCTGGATTCAAGGGTATCGTATTTGATATCCTTGATGCTCTCCATTGTCCCTTTTACATTATCATAAGCAGTGTTCGTCTCCGCCAAGGAAGCGATCACCTTCATAGCATTATCTTCTCCCAGCGCAGACCATGTATTACTTGCAAGTGTAAGGGCTTCTTGCTGGTTCGTAGCACTGTTTAGGTCCTGAATCACAGAATAAAAAACATCTTTCGCAGTCGCCTTGCCGCTCTTCCATTGATAGAACAAAGATTGCGTACCGCTTGAAAAAGAATTCAGATTTTCTTCGATACGTCCATCTGCCAGGGAAATAGTAAACTCCTTCACGAAGTCATTTACTTTATCCAAGTTATACGCCCCTGAATCCAGGCCATTGTCCAGGATGGCGAACATCTCCTGTGCAGAAAACCCTGCCTGTCCCCAGAGCTGGCTGTACTCTGCGATATTGTCCGACAGCTCTCCTGATTTATCCAGGCCATTCTGGGCACCTTTTGCCATCAGGTCAAAGGCTTCATCGGATGTCAATCCCATATTTTTTACAAGAGCATCTACACCACGGATAGTTTCCGATAAATCCATATCAAAAACATCACGCATGGCAATGCCATTTTCCGTCATACTTTCCAGTTTACTTGGATCCAGCTCCCCGGTATACTGCTTGACCAGTGCCATTGACTGCGCGACATCATTGATATCATCACCATAGTTGTTATTGTGCAGGTCCTCCATGACAGACTTGTACTGCTGCATCTCCCCTGCAGTGGCACCGGTGCTTGCCTGTAGCTGCCTCTGTGCAGTTTCAAGGCTCGTTACTGATTTGGCCGCATTGACAACGGCATCCTTACCAAGATTTATCAAGGTATTTGCCAGATTTGTCTGAAGGATCGTCGAAAAATCCATTGTGACCTTCTCTGCGTCTTTTATCTCTTTACCAAATTCATCAATGGATTTTGCACACTGATCTGTAGACTGCGCGGCTTCTTTCAGATATGCAGCATTTTTATTTACTGCTGATGACGCCTTTATCACCTGGGCCTCTGCTGTATTCAGCTTTGTCTCCCAGTCCTTTACGCGGTTCCCTGCGGTTTGATAATTCTTTTCGCCTTTTGCGACCGCCACACTGACATTTTTCAGGCGGGCCTCTTCTTTTTTCAGTTCTTCAGAAAGTGACTGTATCACCGCTTCCTGCTTCTTTAAAGCCTGCTCCGATGAATTTCCGGATTTTGTCATCTTGTCCAGACGGTCCGTGGCTTTTTCGTAATCCTGTTTCAAGCCTTCCAGGTTTTTGCTATGTGTCTCCTGCTTCTTATTCAAGTTCGCAAGGCCAATCCCGACTTTTTCATAACTCTCACGGGCATGTTCCAGCCCTTTTCTGACGGCTTCTTCTTTGCGCTTCTGCTCATCTAAGGACTTAGATAACACTTCATGTTTCTTCTGCAGGGCCTCCAGGGAGTTCTCCTGACCTTCATATTGGGCTTGGACAAGGCCTAACTCAGATTTTAGTGCTGACAAAGATTTATTGCAGTTTGTGACGTTCTGTTTAAACTCTTTCTCGCCGTCCAGCGCGATCAGTGCGCCTATCTTTTTTATTGCCAAATGCTCACCTCCCGGATTTTTCCCACAAAAAAGCCACCTGCCGAAGCAAGTGGCTCATATCTCTATTATTTTTTGATCTTAAATGTTACGATAGGCTTATTTTTTATCTTACCCCACACAAGGGATACCAGCCCCATGATCGCCCCGACTATACCAAAAGCCGGTTCTGCAACGATGAGATATGCAACTGCGAGCCAAAAAACAAGGCTCAATAAAGCTTTTATAAACTCTTTCTGCTGTTTGCTCATAGTGTATATCCCTCCTTTGATATCATTATACTCCTGGCAGGGCTATAAGTCCAGCATTGAAACTCTCTTTTTCTCCTTAAATACACACCTTCTGGCCTTAAAATTGCAGAACCACTTAAAGTGTTGAAACAAGTCGCACCACTTACCCATATACATGCGGGAGATCTCTTTTTCAGTGTATCCCATCTGCATTCCCATGAACACAAGCCACGCAAAGTCTACAGGTTCGCTTTCTCCGTCTGCTTCTTCCTCTGCGTGGTCATTGCGTTTTTTGTCTCAAAACACCTGTAAAATTCATCGTGCAGCGCAGCCGCAAGTGCTGTCAACGGGATGTCCGCCTTTCGTACGATCCCTTCTTTTTCATATTTGACAGGCGCTCTGCCGTCTTTTTCTGCTGCGATCGCTTCCCCTTCGTTCACCATCCATGTCAATGCATCATTGACAGCTCCGGCATCCGGGAATTTACCGTGGTACTTCGTTTTACCATCATCATCTATGATCTCGTTCCCATCCGCATCCAGATCCGGTTCCCATGTCATGAGCTTCTGCTCGAATTCCCCGATCGTCCCGTATTTGTCCTGGATCTTCTCCAGCACTAAAAGGTCGCATTTAATGGGATACTTTCTCCCTGTCAGTTCAATGGTGTTCATTTCTTCAAACATATATATATGCCTCCTTTATTCTCACGACCCTTACTCCGTAGTTTTTCCGCCTTTCTCATCCAGCCATGCGATTGCCTCTGCCTCGGTATCAAATGTCTTTACATCTTTCCACTTTCCATCCGGCAGGGCCATTGCCTGCCCGGTAATGCTGGGCGTCTGATACTCAATGTTATCACCTTTTACCTTGTAACTTTCTTGGCCTTCTGTGAATTTCACCTTATACAGCCATGATGCTGTATACTTTCTCACCCCATCCACCTTCTCAGCCACACGGAATCCGAACCCCACATACTTTGATTCGTCGCTGGCCTTATAGGTCACAGAATCTTCTGCCGTTGTGTGCCCGAACATGATCTCATGGGCCTTGATGGGAAGTGTGGATGTGTTCAACGTGATGTCCGCGTATTTAAATTCCTTATCATACTCCGCCTTAATATCATCCGCGTACAATGACCCCTCCGCATACTGCGGTGTGATGTCGATCTGTATTGCTTTCCCGCAGGTAAACGGATCTGAATACGTGTTTGCCGGTTCTGTTAATTTCGCTATCGTCGGCCTTGCTAATCCAATATATGCCATAGTCTTATTCCTCCATATCTTCTTCAAAAATGCACGAAAAACATAAATGGTGATATCCACTATCCTTTTCATGTAATGTTGTTATGTCTGTCACAACAGCCCCTGCTTCTCGAAGGGCTTTTCTTATCTCCCGGCGCCTCCCTGTATAATTACTCTTGGTGTAGAGATGCACCTGCATGTGCTGCAGCCACTCCTGGTCCGTATCATCTGCAAATACTGCTGCTTCCTCCAGTTCTGGATTGTAAACAATATATTCCCTGGGCGGGTGTTCATCCGGACAGCACAATGGCCAGATGTTCTTTACTATTTGCGCCAGCACAAGCTCTATCCTCTCATTTACGCTCATCCTCCCGTCACCTCATTGAATTTTTCCTGCATGGCTTTCAGGCAGCCATGCTCCGCGTTCTTTACCGCTTTACTTATGACAGGCCTTGCACCCTGTTTTTGTGTCCCCAGATCCAGGTACGCCAGCTTCTCATTATTCCTGATACCTTTCCTGTCCTTTCCTTTTGCGGTGATGGACACGTAATGGCCCAGGTGATTTTCCCCCGGCTTGTTCGCTTTTATGGACAAGGCAAGGTCTCCTTTTGCATACCCTTTATCCGCTTCCGCCTTTACCCGGCTCTTCAATTCTTTTTCCAGGATAGGGGCCGCTGCCTCCAGCATTGCAGGAGCTACGTCAGCAATATCTCCCAGCGCCATCAGTTCCTTTTCCAGTTCATCAAATCCCATTGTCTGAAAGCTCATATCATCACCCACATATGATCTGGATCTTTGCTTTTCCCGCTTTGTAGGTACGGACGATATCATATGTATACCCCTCATACTCCACTTTCCTGGCATATACCTTTTTCCCATCCTCTTCATGAGCGGAAAGTTCAAAATCCTCCTGCCTGGTCTCAAGGACCAGCTTCACCTCAACGCCTGCACGCATGGCTTCATAAAACTCTATCCTGGTTGCTGATTTTTCCTCAACATAGATATCCACGCTGTGCTCTTCTTCTACCGGGAAGCCGTCTTTGTCCTTGGTCCTACTGTTCCATATCAATGTTGCTTCCATCGGCAGCCTCCTTTGTATAATCGCCGGACAGAGCCATTGCATCCCGCAGGGAGCCAAATGCCCCCTGGAACCGTTCTGTATCTTCATCGTATCCATAATGTGATTTACAATACAGGCGGATCGCCTGCCGGTACAACGGATCTGTTTCATCTCCGTATATCCCGGCAAGCTCCATTTCTTTTTTACAGGCCTCTACCAGCCCCTGCAGTTCAAGTTCTGCATCTGCCGATCTCACTCGGACGATGCGTTTCAGCTCTTCGATCAAAAGCATATCACTCATTGTTCAACACCTCCAGGAGCTGTTGTTTGCTCATGCTGCCATAACCAGTGATCCCCTGTTCCTTCGCAGCTTCCTTTAACTGCACTACGGTATAGGAATCATCGTATACGGTACTATTATTTGCTGCCGGCACCGTGCGGCCCTTTATTCCCCCGCTTTGTATTTCAACAGGGCATGCGCTTTTGATGTTACCATAGCGCCATCCACGATCGCATATGCACAGTAATCTGTAATACGGTCTTTGATATGTTCCTCCAGCGTCACACTGATCTCCTTATTCACATTTGCCGTGTATCCCCTGGATGCGTTTGACATCAGAATCTCACCATCCAGCATGGAATCATCCTCTTTGACCGGCATTCCAAGGATCTTAAATGCCCCGCCGTTTGCTACGTCAGCAATCAGCATAGGCCGTCCGTTCTGATCCTTCACATTGGCAATCTCTGTCCAGATGGTATTGGAGTTAGCATATACGGCCAGGCCACCGGCATACCCACTCTTTACTTTTGCCCTTGTTGTGATGATGTCGGTATATCCCAGTGCGCCCTTCGTATATTCCGAAATCTGTGGAGTATTTTCCTGTTTTTCTAATGCCGTTACAATGCCCAGCGGTTCTGCTTTAAAGCTTTCCCCGCTTCCAGGCTGTCCTTTTCCATGAGTAGAGCCATAACCCAGGGCGGCCCCCATCTTCTCAGCCATTCGCTTCTGGATATATGGCAGGAATTCATCCATAGCCATCTCTTTCAGTTTCCAGGATACCGTGATCGCTCTGGAAAGCTCGCAGCCGTTCAGGGTCAGGGTCTCAAAGGTCTCTTTTCCATCCTCTGTTTTGGTTGCTTCATCATACCATTTCGCATCCGTGGATGTGTCAGCCTTGATCATGGTCAGGATACCGTTCACATACGTTTTACTGATGTCATTCCAATATGGATAGATCTCTCCAATCTCCTGCCAGATACCTGCAGTCACTACTTTTGGGATGACTGTGCCCGTATTCCCTGTGGTATGTGTGAACGCTTCGTTCACCATTTTATAAGCTGTGTCTTCCTCAGCAGAAAGTTGTTTTCCCATCATGCTTTTGGCCCAGGCAGTTTTGTAGGTCTCGGAAGAATAGTCAAGCTTCTCCTCTGTGTGCTGCTGTCCATTCATGGCAATCCCTTCTGCCACTCTGGCTTTTCCTGCAGATATAACCCCGCCTTCTGCCCTTGCATCTGTGAGATTCTGCAGGTTCATGCCCTGCGGTACGTTCTCCATAGCCTCCAGAGCCGCATTTGCCTTGGCTTCTGCTTCAAATCTCTCATCCAGAGCTTTGATCTCTTCCATTTTCTTGTTCCCCTCATCAATCTTTCCACTGTTGATGAGCTGCTTTGCTTCGTTCAGCATACCCTGCCTTTTTTCTAAATATTCTTTTCTTCCCATTTTCTGGCTCCTTCCAATTCTAATAGTTTCAAATTCATCATGGCACGTTCCATTTCCGGCGCCATAGCAAGTGTCCTTGCTCGTTCCATCTGTTCTTTTGATGGCAGTGCGAACATGGATGCGGTCATCAGCTCAGGCTCCTGCTGCTCAAACATGATCTTATCGATCAGCTTCCTCTCCAGCGCCTGCTGCGCATTCAGCCAGGTCTCATGCTCCATCATATCCAGGACTTCCTGTTCAGTCATGCCTGTCTTATTCATGTAGGCCGTACACAGTGCCCTGTCTGCGGTCCGCAACACTTCCGCCATATGTTCCATGTCACTGTGGTTCCCGCGCGCCCCGGAAGACACACAATGCACCATCAGCAATGCTGTAGGTGACATCTCACAGTACCCCGCCGCCGCGATCACTGACGCAGCACTGCACGCCTGGCCGGTGATATAGATTTTTATACCCGCGGCGTGTCCGCGTAACATCGTGTATATCTCTGATCCCACATCAATCGCCCCTCCCGGAGAGTTGATGTAGATATCATGTGGTTCATTCGGGTATGTATCTATGACCTTTTGTACATCCCTTGGGCACGTGCTGTCTTCCGCAAACCAGTCATAATACCATTTATAATCATTTGGGATGATCACTCCCCTGATGTCAATCCTAGCCATCCTTTATCTCCTTTCCAGCGGTTAAAATCCCTTTTATGATGTCCGCCGTTGCATGGCAGTTCTCTGCATTCATGTTTTTAAGTGCTGTCTCAATCAGGTTCACCACCTGCGTATCCAGTCTTCTGATCGGTTCGTCGCCGCCTACAAGCGGAGCCATATTCATGGTCTCTCTCCACTCATTTGGTGTCATAGCTCCACGGTCTACCATTGCCTGAAAAGCCAGCTTTGTGGTCAGGCTGGCGCACTGTAAGTTATTGGCCTCAAATACGATCTTATTCCCGAATCCTCTCTCTTTGCGTGTGAACAGCCCTACTGTATAGGTCCCATGCATCTGCACTACCACAGGCTCTATCTCCGCCTCATAATAGGCTGTCCATTCATCCTCTGTATAACTGGACTGTACAATCTTTTTATTTGTGTTAAAGAATGAGTATACCCGGTCAATGGTCTTGTCTGTCTGTGCGGCATTCGGTACATAATCCTTTGGCTCGATCCTTATCGCGTCCGCCTTAGCATCCACACCAGCCGCTCCAAAAGTATCTGTCTCAACCCCCAGATAATTATCAACAAACTCCTGGACATTCTTCTTAACATCTTCCGGCCGCATAGAAGCAGTAAACTTCAGCAGCCAACGGATGATTCCGCTATTCTTGACCGCTTTTATGATACCCTGGTCAATCGTCCCAATGACATCCATCATTTGTGAGATTGCTTTTGCCGGACTTTCCCCGAACACATCATCTGTGTTAAAGTCCTGCCGCAGGTGGATGATGTCCTCATAAGCAAACGTTCCTGATTTCCCATTCCGATACTGGAACTTCAGATAGAGGTTCCCGACTGCATCATATATCGCCTCTGCATATACACAAGGAACGGGATATAACTGAATGGGCAGCCCATTTTCATCTCTAACGATCAAAATGAACGCATTGTTATTCAGGCAGAGCTGGTTTGCTGCTTTCTCCTGTAGCATCTGTCCGGTCATGTAAGGGTTTGGCTCTTCCAAAAGGAACCGAATTCGCGCGTCCGGGTTCACTTTTAGTCCCCCTGCTGGGTCATCCCTGATATGCTTTCCCACCAATTTCCCGATAGCCTTTACTTTTGGCCGGATACAGGCACGGACGATATCGCTTTCATACAGCTTCCCATTCCAGGCATAATACCGTTCCTGCCAGGTGGTCAGCATCTGCAGACCTTCCTTTGCTGTGGGTTCCCGGTTCCTGGTCTGTTTTTTACCAAATAATCGCATATGTTTTCCCCTTTCTGGTTGTTCCCACTTTCATACTGTACACATTCAATCGTCAAGATTGAGAATGATTAACATTTGTTTTTTAATGTACGCGGACAATTCAGGGGCTGCCCATCTTATGTGCTTGAAATACATTTCTATTTCTTTTCTTGGATTGTCCGCCATTTCGACATTCTTGCATTCCTCTTTTATGCATTCATCTATATCTGTTTTAAGTTTATCGATCCTTTTTCCTAAATCCATTTCTTATACTCCTTTCATTTGCGCCGGCGCAATTCCGGCCATAAAAATAACGCCCGGTAAAGGCGTCATATCAAACTCATATAGTCATTCATATTGTTCTGCAGCACCACATAGGCATCCAGCAGAGCCGCTGTACCATCAATCCTTCTCCGGGGTTTGCTGGTCTTGATCGGCTGGATGTTATCATTCTTATCCACATCCACTGCTGTATTGCAGAGGCACCACTTGTCCACTGGATTATTGTTGTAGACGATCAAGTTATTTTCAAGATCTGCGCCCAGGGCTTTCATAGGCTGCGACAAGGTTTTTTTGCCCTGGATGACCGGCACCATACTGAATTTACCAAAATAGTCCTGCATATCCTCCACAAAATAAACTGCAGACCAAGAGTCATATCCGGTCAAATACAGATAAATATCATACTCCTCCTGTATTTCTACGAACCATGCTTTTACATCTCTGTGGGATATTTTATTTCCCGGACACGTCCTCACGTATCCCCTTTCTATCCACATATCATATGGTACTTTATCTTCTGTCACCCGCTTCTCCACCAGATCCTCCGGTATCCAATACATGGACATTACATAGATATGCTCGTCTTCCGGCACCTTAAACAACACTTTTGCCGCTGTTAGGTCTGTAGTCGCTGACAAATCCGCACCACCAATGCCGTATCTTGGCTTCAGTTTTTTAATATCATACACCGCTGTATTATTGGCCTGTTCAAAGGTCAGCCAGGCTTCGCTGGAAGTCTCACGGATATTAAACTCTTTGCAAAGCAGGTTCTTCACCAGCAGCGGGTTCTTCTTTGCCTTCTCTACTTTGTCTTTCAGGGTATTTCGGTTCTTGATGGTACCAAGTCCCGGGTTGGCTTTCTCCCAACAGGTCTCGTCCGTCCACTCCTTTCGGTTGTCCAGTTCATAGATAAAGGCAATAAAGTGTTCATCTTTGTATCCATCCGGGTCCTCATAACCATTAATGACCATTTCAGCTTCTTCGTATTTCTGGTCATAGATGTCCTCCCGGATCGTGCCCGCAGTCGAAGTAATGTATACCAGGGGCTGCTCCCTGGCGGACACGCCATCTGCCATGATGTCATAAAGGGCCTTGCCCTGCTTCCACTGGTGGATCTCATCCATGAGAACGCAATGGATGTTGAGACCGTCTAGAGTATCACTGTCAGATGCCAAAGGCTTAAAGACTCCATCATTGAAATCCGTGTCCAGCTCTGCTACCAGGGACCGCACCCTTTTTGAAAGAGAAGGTGATTTTCTGACCATCCTTTTTGATTCCAGCCAGATAATCTTACTCTGGTCTTTTTTGGTCGCAACCGCATAAACTTCCGGTCCCATCTCTCCATCCGCCGTCAGCATGTATAATCCCACAACCGAAGCCAGGAGGGATTTACCATTCTTCTTTCCCACGATCAGGAGCGATTCCCGGTATTTCCGGTTCCCTTCGATATCGATAAAACCAAACACCGTTGCCAGATGCGCCTTTTCCCATAATTCCAGCTCTACAGGTTTACCACCAAATTTACCTTTGGAGTGGCGGCAGTAGTTCTCTGCAAATTCAAGTATATGGTTGGCTCGTTTTGCACTGTAAAAATATTCCCCCGGCTCTACAATATCCTTTACAACCTTTTTATATGTCCTGAATACTTTATCCGAAACACAAATCTCTTTGTCCTGTATCTTTTTCCAATATTCCAGAATGGGGTTGTATGTTAGTGGATATCTAATCTTCTCTGCCATTTACAAAATCCTCAAATCCATCATTTCTCTGCACTGCCACTTTTTCTGTTTTTGGAAGACAATCAACCAGTATCTTCATTGCCTGTGTCTGTTTCTGAGACATCTGGAGATATAGCTGGGCATCTGGACTTTGCTTCGTACCATACTGGTTCTCACCGTTCTTGTATTCTACCGTAGTTCCTTCCCGCACGATCTGCTCCCTCAGATCCTGCATAGTAATGGTCATAAACGCCACGTCTTCTATAGTGGCAAATACCAATTTTTTCTTATTTTCGTCTATTTTTGAGAATAACCTTTTAAGTCTTCTTTCCTCTTTCTCAATCCGCTTTTTCTTCTCCAAATATCCGGAAATACTGTCATATTCAGCTTCCTTTTTTAACGCTTCATCTTCAAAATCATCGTAATTTATCATATATACCACACCCCCTTTACGATAACCCGTGCGTTACATGGAGGTAGACGTCTGGTTTTCCGCAAACAAAAATATGACCTCAATCAGGGGGGGAGTCTGGGTATCACCTCTCCCTCTGGACTGAAATCATATTGGATCAATCCTGCTGCCGGTCCATCCTGTGCATTCTCTTTCTGGTGACAGATATGGCAGTCATATTTTAAATTGGAAAAACCCAGAGCAATGTCCGGGTCATTGATGTTATCTGGATTCAATTCTATTTTATGATGGACTATGTATCCTGGCCTGTCATGACATGTTTCACAAAGCCCTCCATCAATAGACTTACGATACTTTATGTAGGCAGCTCTGCACTTCTTCCACCTGCTACCGTTATAGAATGCTTTAGCGAACTCTCTTGCCATTAGGCTCACCTCTTTTCTGTATACAAAAGCGCCCAGCCAGTTATCTGACCAGACGCTCTCAGTATTAATTTAATTTACTAATCGCCATTTTCTCTTCTCGCAAATAAATATCCGCTCAATGTAAGCAGCAATGTTTTTACTATTTCAACAATTGAGTTCGTTAACTCCGAAAGTTCTCCTTTTATAGTGACGC